CAGGGGGAAGGACGCGAGTGTGTGTGCGTGCGCGCGGGCGCGCATGGTGGCACTTTCCTGGGGGGAATGCAAGCGCAAACCGGTGGCATTGTTCACGGAATAGGGGTTTTAAAGTTAGACATTCATCACGCTCAGGTTTGGGAATAGTATGCAGGCATACGGATTAATCCCAGCAAGGGGGCCCGACACGCGGAAGTTGCGGCGCGACACGCCCGAGTCAAGGATGACCGTGTAACTTAGCATACACATGTCCACGATGTAAGACGGGCGGCTGCGGGAGGGCTGAAAGGTAGTGGCCCGGGCCACATTCTCACTATGCGGACAGCTGTCTCAGCATGTGTCACCGCCGCCGGGAGGTGACTCAGGGCACGCAAAAGGGCCCCTCCCGATCTGGGAGGGGCCCTTCGTGACGGGGTCTCAGATGTCCTTCAGCATCCGCTCACGGGCTCGCGCCTTCGCCTCGGCGCTGCGCTCCTTGTTGCGGGGAGGGCGGCGCTTGCCGGTCTTCGTGATCGTGCCTGGGAAGTCCGGGGCGATCCGGCGTGCTCGCCTCAGCCAGGAGTCGACGGTGTAGATGCTCTTGCCCAGGTCCTTGGCGATGTCAGTGCGGGTCTTGCCCTGCTCGATCCAGGCGCGCAGATCCTCGACGTCGGGACCCTTGTAGCGGTTGCCCCCTCGGGCCGGCTCCTCGCGCCTCTGGAGGACGTTTGCGGCGATTTCGCAGAGGGTCCGGTGGGGAACGCTGTCCGGGAAGCGGACGCCCTCGTCAGGGCGGCACAGGAGGTTCACGGCGTGGTAGCGGCCGGCGGAGTCCGGCTCCTCGGTGATCTCCACCCAGTACTCGATCTCGTTCTTCGGGTCCCGGATCTGGACGGCGGGGCGCCCCTGGAAGGTGGCAGGGCGGGCGGGGTAGGTGCGAAGTGCGTTGCGCATGGTGTCTCCTAAAGTGTGGTGTAGATCTCTGCTGGATTTGGGAATAGGCAGTTTTGCCAGTGTTTCCAACGTATTCCCGGTTTTGATGATTTGAGACGTAAGTCTCAAGGGTGTGAGGTAGGTATCAGGCCTGCGGGAGGGGGTCGTCCTCGTCGTGCAGGTCGTGGACACCCCATCGGGTGCCCGCCGACGGTCCCGCCACGATCGGCACGTCCATCTGGCAGTCAAGCGGGCGGAGGAACGTGTTGACGTCCTCCATCCGGCGCTTGCACTCAACCAGGATCTCCTGCCAGCGGTCCTCAGGCACCTCGATGCAGATCTCGCCGTGGACGGTGGCAACGACGTGGGCACCCTCGACCGCGGGGAGCGGGTAGCCTGGCAGCGTGCCCATGATCGACGCTGCGGCCATCTGCATCAGATCAGAGCCGAAGCCCTGCACGGGGCTGTTCAGGGCGTTGCGCTCTGCGTGGGAGGCCTTGAACGAGCTCTTCGAGTAGAGGTCGCCGAGCCACTGCGTGCGGCCGATGGGGGACGTCACGTAGCCTCGCTCGTAGGCCCGGCGCTTGGAGCGCTCGTGCCACTGCCGCATGCCATCCCACATCTCGAAGAACGCGCTGTGGACGGCCTGCGCCTCTGCCAAAGTGAGAGAAACGTCATAGGCGGTGGCTGCGTATGTCTGGAAGCCGCCGGGGCTCATGCCGTAGAGGAGGCCGAAGTTGCCAGCCTTCGCCCGCTTGCGCTCCAGGCTGGTCACGTCCTCGGGGTCCTTGCCAGCAATCTTCGCGGCAAGGAGCCTGTGAAGATCGTCACCGCGCTGGAAGGCCTCGATCATCGGCTGCGAGCGGGAGATGAACGCCGCCACGCGCAGTTCTACCTGGGAGTAGTCGAGGTCGAGCAGGACGTGCCCCGGCCGAGGGATGAAGGCCGGTTTTAGTGACGAAGCGCACTGCTGGAGATTGGGAGAAGAGCAACTTAAGCGGCCCGTCTTCACAAAACCTACGTTGTAGGTGGCGTGGATCACGTTGTCAGGGTCACGCAGCTCCAGCCACGAGCGCAGAAACTCCAGCGTCTTCGTAGCGTCGCGGTGGCGGAGCAGAGCGTCGGCGGCGGGGCTGCCCTGCCGCTGCTGAGCGATGAGGACCGCCTTGTTCCACTGCGCGTTGCCGGAGTCGGTGCGGGCCGTCACGCGCAGGTCGCCGGCCTCAATGGCCTGAGCTACGAAGCCCTGGAACCACTTCGACGTGGCCGCGGTGGTAACGCCGTCCTTCGCCGGCGCCGGCGCGGGCTCGGTCCCGTACAGGCCGAGGATGTCCTCGCAGGCCTTCAGGCGCAGGGCGTCCATCTCCTCGATCTTGGCGTGGACCCAGTCCACATCGAGGAGGAAGCCCCGCTGCTCGACCTTTGTGAGGGTCCTCACGGTAGGCATGGCCACGTAGGTGGCGACCTTGCCTAGGCGGGCCATCTGGATGTCGTCGGAGTCGAAGGGCTCCTCGTCTCCGGTGAGGAACATCTGGTCGCGGTGCTCCTGCTCGATCTTCCAGGTGTAGTAGGTGTCACGGGCCGCGTACTCCCCGAGCTGGATCAGATCCACGCGCTCGGCGGCGCCGGGGGTGCCGAGGTCGAAGTCGTCCCACTCCTCGATCCCGAAGTCGCGCGCGGCGCGGATCTTCAGGCGGGTGCGGGCCTCAGTGTCCACCAGCTGGGACGAGACGGTCGTGTCCCACTCGATGCGGTCGGACAGGTCCACGCCGGTCTGCGCGAAGACCCATCGGGCGTCGAACTTGATGTTCGCGTTGACGAAGGGCTTCCCGCTGCGGTTGATCTCACGTCCGATGATCGCCATGACCTTCCTCCACGAGCCGAGCAGAGGGCTGGCCGGGTGGGATAGGGGCACGAGGTAGGTCATCGGCTGCTCGCCGTCGAAGGTGCGCCAGTCGTAGGCACCCTCCCCGACGCGCTCAGCGCTCGGCAGGGTGAGGGCGGCCAGGACGATGCGGGCCGGGTATCCGCCGTTGGTGTCGCCGCCGGCCTCGGCGTACTCGTCCAGCCCGGTGGTCTCCAGGTCCATGACGATCTCTGAGGACTCGTGAATCGCCCTCACGAGGCCCTTCAGGTCCTCCTTGCCCCAGACCCACGTGATCGGTCCGCAGGGCGTGTGTGAGCCCTGGGCGGCCTTCCTGGCCCGGCTCACGACCTTCTCCAGGTCCATGATGCTCATGACTGCTCCTATCTGGAACGGCTCTTCGCCGTATCGGTGATGGGTACAGCCTACATTTTGTGAGTTGCCGTGGGAAGTACTCACAACTTCTAGGAGAGGTGATCTGGGCAACAGAAAACCACCCCGACCTCGAACCGGGGTGGTTTTCTGTGTGGCGTCCTTGCCTGCAAGGTCTGACCCTCTGAAGGGGTGACCTGGGTCAGATCTCTCGCAGGAGAGAGACTAGCACGTCCTGAAGGTTGCCGACCTTGTAGGCGTACGAGACACCGCTGCGGCGGGAGTAGGTCTCCATAGTCCACAGGGGCCAGCGGCCGCGAAATTCCTCAGACGGGGTGAGGGTCAGGACGAGGTCTCTCCCGTTCTCCGCAACGACCGTGGCGACGCCGTCCTGCTCTACGGCGTGCACGTAACGGAGGTAGGGGCGCATGGCGTTGGACCATGCCTGGGCGGACAAGCGCCGCTCAGTGAGAGGGCTGAAGTTTCCTGGGAAGGCGAGGTGATTGGTAGAGAGGGATGTCATTGGATTCTCCTCAGCAGTAGGTGGGCCCCTCCAAGGTAACCGAAAATCGAGGGCAGGGCAATCCGATCCCCAAGGTCGGGTAGTGGTAGACGTCATGTAGGTCTCAATTCCGCAGCCTATTTGTGGAAAAGGGTGGGGACAGGTCTAGACTGACCTCAGTACTCCCAGCAAATCCCTAGATTGGAGACCCATGAGCCCGCTGGAAGAGGCGATCATCGCCAACGACGCGCTACCGGAGCGCGAACGGAAGACCAACATCGATCTGGCCGAGGAGTTCAACACCTCGGAGGCCACCGTCAGGCGCCGCCGCCGCGCCCTGAAGCGTAAGAGTCAGGACACGCTCAGCCGGGACGAGTTCTTCGACCTCCCCGTCGGCGCCATCACGAAGCGGGGCAAGACGGTCCGCCTGGCCGATGGCTCCTACGAGAAGATCGAGTACCGCCCCGGGACCTTGGAGATGGAGGAGGCCAAGCGCCTCTCCTACGAGGACCTGGAGCCCGTCTTCCGGGAGCCGACCATCCCCCGTCCCAGCGCTCTCGCGGACGCCCGGAAGACGACTCCTATTGTCTGCTTGGCGGATTTTCAGGTGGGCAAAGCTGCCAGCGGCGGGGGCACTGAGGATACTGTGCGCCTCGTGCGCCGAGCGCTTCACGACATCGCCGACGACCTCCACGGGCCGGCCCAGTACAAGCGCATCATCCTCGCCGACGTAGGCGACTCGACCGAGGGGTTCTGGAACGTCGCCTCCCAGGCCCAGACCAACGACCTGAGTCTGACCGACCAGATCCGCACCGTGCAGCGCCTCTACGCCGAGGCCGTCCGGCTGCTCGCCCCGCTGTGCGAGTCCCTGTACTACGTCGCCGTTCCGTCCAACCACTGCGCCGTGAGGGTCGGGCCGGGAAAGAACAGCCGGGCCAACGCCCCGGATGACGACTTCGGCATCATGGTCTCGAAGAACATCGAGGACATCGTCGAGGACCGCCCCGGCTTCGAGCACGTGGAGTTCTTCCGCCCCGAGAAGTGGGAGGAGGCCGTCACCGTGGACGCTGCCGACGGCACCCGCATCGGATTCACACACGGCCATCTGGCGGGCACGCAGTCCAAGGTGCCGGGATGGTTCAGGGACCTCGCGTTCGGGCGCCGCAGCGGCCTCTATGACGCTAGAATCCTGGTTCACGGGCACTGGCACAACTTCGCCGTGAGCCAGGTCGGAGACGCTAGATGGATCATCTCGTGCCCGTCCGCCGACCGCGGCAGCGACTGGTGGACGAACATCTCCGGCGACTCCACGAGGCCGGCCATCCTCACGTTCGAGGCCAGGGACGGCAACGCATCGTCCTGGAAGCTCTACTCCTGACACCCCACCACCACCAGCGAGGAATCATGAGAGTTCTGTCACTATGCTCTGGATATGGGGGCCTGGAACTGGCCCTTAGCAAGGCTATGCCAGGCCAGCCCACTGATCTGGTCGCTGTGTGCGACAACTACGGCCCTGCCAGAAAGGTCCTGGCCCAGCACTGGCCTAAGGTCGGGCAGCTCAAGGACGTCCACGACACGGAGCTGGACCGCGTTCAAGCCGACGTCGTCACCTTCGGGTTCCCGTGCCAGGACCTGTCAAGGGCCGGGCACGGTGCAGGCCTGCGGGGAAGTCGCAGCGGCTTGTTCTTCAGGTGCGCCGAGATCGGGCACCTGAGCGGGGCCGAGGCCCTGGTCATCGAGAACGTCCCCCAGGCCCTGAAGTACCGGGAGGCTATTGACGCAGAGCTTGGCCGATACGGCTTTACCGTCAGGTGGGGCCGCGCAGAGGCCTGGGAGGTCGGAGCACCTCATCGTCGGGCACGGGTGTTCCTGACCGCGGTCCGAGGTGGAGGGGAGAGCCTGCTGTCCGGCGCAGTCAGGCCGGAGACCGTCCAGGATAGGCCGGAGGGACTGCTCCCTACCCCTACCGTAGTAGACATGGGGTGGGGTCACTCTCCCGAGTCCTGGGAGTCCTGGCGAGACGCTCAGCGCGCCAAGCACGGGAACGGCAACGGGCACGGTCAGTCCCTGTACCAGGCCCTGGGATGCCCCGATCCCTTGGAGGCTACTCTGGAGATGGAGAGGATGATGCTCCTGCCCGAGGGCTGGGTCACTGGCCACGGGCTCAGGATGTCGGCGGAGCGCCGCCTCCTCGGGAACGGCGTCGTGCCTGCCCAGGGCGCCTTAGGTATCTGGAGATCCGTCAACGAGCCTCAGTGATACGGGAAGACCCCGCCCAGGTGGGCGGGGTCTTCTCCTACACGAGGGCCGTATTCAGGACGTCGGCCACGCCGGACACCATGCACCCGACTGCACCGTTCTGGAGGCCCTGATCGTAGGCAGCCTTGCTGGGGCAAATGTGAGCCCACACCGGCTTGCCGAAGGACGTGGCCACCTTCCAGGCCAGGGCGGGAGCGTCCCACGGGAACCCGAGGTAGTCCCATGACGGCGCCCACTTCGCGAGGCTTCCGTCAGAGGCGTGCTGAGCATAGGCGTATCCCCAGCACCGCCAGCCGGCGGCCTTCCATTGAGCGGCCAGCCACGTGGCGTCGCCGGCGCTCTTCCAGATGACCCGGCCCCTTGAGTCGGCCGGGAGGAGTCTGGCAAGGTCGGCCCACTGCTGGGCCGAGTACTTCGGGTCCAGGACAGTGACGTGGGACCGGCCGTACGCCTCCAGATACTCCTCGATCCGTAGGATCTTCTCCCCAGCCGTCCGGTAGCGCTGCACCTCGGCCCAGGTCATCTGCGCGATCGGCGTGGCCGGGGCCGCCGGATCGACGCGCTGAAGGTTCTGGTCGTGAGCGAGGACCCATACGCCGTCACTGGTCCTCCCTACCGACACCTCCAGAGCGCCGGCGCCGTGCGCGACGGAGTTCGTGTAGGCGCGCATGCTCATCTCAGGCCACGAGGCCGACCCGCCGCGGTGCGCGACGAGGAATCCCTTCTGCGACACCATCGCGTCGATGGAGGGGTAGCCGGAGGGCATGGCCCTCATCTGCGCCGGTATGTCCTGAGGGGCCTCGTGCACCCACACCTGAGCGGCCCCTTCCCCGTGGACCTCCACGCCGCTGGGCTGGGCAGGAGGTTCGGCATTCGGGTCAGGGGTGTACTCGTGCACCTCGATCTTGTGGAACGTCACATCAGGCGAACCGGCAGGCATCTGGAACTGGGGAGTCCATAACGGGTCCGGGGAGGTCGGGATGGCGAACCGGACCGCCTTCGCGACATTCGAGCCCGCCGGCAGGTCGAAGTCGCCTATACGGGACTGCCCAGTCTGCTTTGTCTCGTCCGCCTCCTTGAACTTGTTGTAGGCGATAGAAACCCTGGACGGGGAACCCGCGGTGTAGGTGAACACCACCTCCCAGTTGCCCGACTTGACCGGCGTCGCCTGAGTAGCCCACGGCACGAAAATGCCGCCGGCGGGGATCGTGAGGTCCGTCCCGGACTGCCTGCCGGTGTTCGTCCACCACTTCCCTGGCCACGTGAACACTGACGTCTCGGGCTCGGGAGCCGGGGTCGGGTAGATATTCGCGGCATGGATGAGGATGTCATGCCCATCCTTGGCGGGGATCTCCAGTACAGGCACCCACTTGTCCCACTGAGACGGGGGGAGCTCGACGTCGATGCGGAGAGGCGCCCGCTTCCCTGCCGAGATGTCGATGAGGGTCGGCATCCTGGAAACGGCCTGACGCTTACCCGCATCGTCGTACCAGACGATGCTGATCGCCATGACGTTGACGCCGGACGTGTACGTGAGATCAATGGTGTACTTCCCGGCGCCTCTAGGCTGGGCGCTGGTGTCCGTGGGACTGGCGGACGAGTTGGTGGGGACGTATATCCCGTCCACTCTTCGGCTGCCCCGAGACAGCCACCACCCCCTGACTGGGGGGAACACGCTGTCAGGCATCACTTCTCCTTACGGACGATGACGGTCCCAGCGGGGGTGCCCTCAGGGACCGGGTCGTTCTTGCCCAGGACGATGAGGCCAGGAGTGCCCGCAGGGGCGGGAGCGGCCCCGCCCCCAGCCTCGCCCTTCTTTGCAAACGTCTTGTCGCAGTATTCGGCGCTGTACACGCGCACTTCAGCGGTCGTGATAGCCATTACAGGTGAGCCTCCCGTGAGTAGAGTCCGTCCACGGCCGGGACGGGATGCATGTGCTTGATGGTGACTGAACCGTTACCGTTGTCCTGGGCGTTCCTCATGAGGATCGAACCATCGGGCCGCTCGGCCCAGGCATCGAAGACGCCGTCGATAGACCCGATAGGGGACGTAGCGTCGGCCGGCCGCGGGGTGGCGAGAGGAGTCTTCACGGCGGCGGTAGCGGCAACCTCGCGCCCGCCCCGAACCACGCTGAGACGCCCCGCACCGGCCTGCCCGACCTGCACCCCAAAGGACCCGGCCCACGGCGTGAACTTGAAGTCCTTCAGGTGCATGGTGGTAGCCGGGATCGACTCCCAGCCTCCCTTACCGCGGAACGCCCACAGGTTGATGTGCATGCGCTGCGAACGGGGGACCGGTACGCCCTCGGTGAGTGAGCCCGAGTAGTAGCCTCCCTGGGCGATGGGCGTCGTGCGCGCCAGATCCTCCGTAAGGTGTGACTCCCACGTCTCCCATAACACCTTTCCGGGCGTCCATGTCATGCGGACGGTAGCGCCCTTGCCTGACTGCGTCCACACGCGGTCATTCAGGTGCTTACCGGAGTCCTCGCCCTGAGGGTAGAGCGTGTACTTGCCGACCATGTCGGTGTAGCCAGACCAATAAGAGTCCTCGACGATATCGATCTCCTGGTAGCCGGGGTACATGTCCTCCCAGTCGAAGGGGAAGATACCCCACACGATGTTCTTGTGCAGGTCACGCATGCGGGCCGGGGCCAGGAGTTCATAGGAGGCTTCGTAGGTCCCGTACCCCATCGACTCCGCAGACACGATCTCCGCGGACAGCGGCTCGCCGCCGATAGTGGAGATGCTGATCTCCAAGGACCCGTCGGGGCGCTTGTGCAGGGCGCGCTCGTTCCACTTCTGGTTCGCAGCAGGGCCGCCTGGGTGCCATGCGTCGGTGCGGGTGAGCCAGTGGAAGCCGAAGGCCTCCACCGGCGTCTGCCCGTAGTCCTTGTAGGGCTCAATGAGGGGCATGTCTCACGCCTCCCGGCGGATGATGACCGTGTCGTCGTCGGTGCCTGCCGGGACCGGGTCGTTGGGGCCGAGGACCAGCAGCTTGCCGGCCTGGCCAGAGCCCGCACCGGCAGCCGGGGCAGCCTTCTTCAGGGCCTCGACCTGAGCCTTCAGGTCCTCCACCTCCAGCGCGAGGCCGAGGGTCCCACGAATCCAGGACGAGGTCAGCTTGATCAGCTGCTCCGACGGCGGGTTCGCATACGGGTTACCGACAGGCTCCCACTGGCCTCCACGGTTCGGGTCCTCCACCAGGACACCATCAGTGATGTAGGCGTGGCCGATGGGGAGAGTGTCAAGCTTCTCGAAGACCTGACGGTAGTTGTCCTTGGTGACGCCGTGGATGACGGCCCACCACTTCTCCGACGGGTAGGAGCGCATATGGTCCGGCAGAACCGGAGCGTTGGCGTCCTCGTTGAGGAACTTACCGGCGTCCTGCTCGAACATCATCGCGGTGTCGAAGTCCAGGGCGCACATCTCCGGGCTCATGTTCGAGCCTGCGTTGACCACGATGTAGAAGCTCTGACCATACTGCTCGCGGATCGCCGCGATCAGGTCCTTGTACCACTGGACTCGGCCAGCCTGGGCGCCCCAGCCGTTGATCGTCTCGTCCAGGAACACTCCCTGCGCGACGTCGCCGTACTGCTCGGTGAACTTGGCGATCTGCCCGAGGATGTACTCCTTGGTGTACTTGTCGGGGTTCGGTACGCCGTTGCGGGCAGGGTCGTTAGAGGGCAGCGAGGCGACGCCGTACTGAGTCTTCACGTAGAAGACTGCGCGCCTAGCCCCGGCGGCGAGGGCTCGCGAGGCCTGCTTGCCGAAGTCCTCGTTCTTCTCGTCCCAGTTGCCGGAGTCCTTGTTCAGGATGACGATGCCGAGCGTGCCGGCGGCCTTGAGTGCCTTCGCCCACTTCGAGGTGCCTTTGGCCTCGTCGTAGTAGTCGGGCCAGTAGTAGGTGACCGGAGAGGAGTAGCGCTCACCGGAGCGGAACGGCGGCGCGACGGCCTCCGCAGCCGCCTCCGCGGCCTGCTTCACCTTAGCCAGGGCCTCGGTAGTGGCGTAGGCACTCAGGGCGTCCGGCTGGACCGCGGTAGCGGCCTTGGCGGAGGCCTCCGAGACCTTGGCGTCCGTGGCGCTCAGGGCGTCCTTCGTGGCGTACTTCCCATCAGCGTCGGCGGTCGTCAGGTAGCCCGACAGGTCGACCTTCCCGCCGGCCTGAGCCTGGGCGAGGTCTGCCTTGGTGGCATAGGCCTTGGAGGCGGCGTCGGTGGTCAGGTACGGGGACAGGTCGGGAGCAGCGGGGATAGCGGAGCGCACCCCCTCAACGTCGGCCTTGGTCGCGTAGGTGGCAGTCGCGGCCTCGGTGGTGAGGTAGCCAGAGAGGTCCTGAGCCTCGGGGATGGCCGCCCGGACTGCGGTCACCTCTTCTTTGGTGGCGTAGGTGGTCGACGCCTCAGCCTTCGGCAGGAGGTCTGTGAGGGCGGAGGCGTCCGCCTTGCCCTGCACGGAGGTCTCCAAAGATGAGATCTTCGACGACAGGCCGGCGACCGGGGCGGTGGCCGAGGTCAGGGCCTCCTTGGTCGCGTAGGTCGATGAGACCGCCTCGGAGGTGGCGTAGCCGGTCAGGTCAGCCTTGGCGGCGTAGGTGTCGGCGGCCTCACTCTTCGGAAGCGCCGCGTCGGCCTTGGCGGAGACCGGGGCCAGGGCGGATGCCTTGGCGTAGCCGGAGAGCTCGGCCTTGGTCGCGTAGTCGGCCAGCTGGGCTGACTTGACGTAGCCAGACAGGTCCGGGATCTTCCCGTCTCCGGCGAGCTGAGCGTTGGTCAGCTCCTCCTTGGTGGCGTAGGTCGTCGCAGCGACGTCCTTTGGCAGGGCTGCGTCGGCGGTCTCCTTGACCGAGGCCACCTCGCCGGCGAGCGAGGCCGGGGCGAAGGTCGAGGTGGCCAGGGTCTTGTAGGAGTCGAGGTCCTTCTTGGTGGCGTAGGTCTCCGCGGCCGACGTCGGGGTCAGGTAGCCGCTCAGCGACTCCTTGGTGGCGTAGGGGCTCAGGTCCGGAGCGGAGGAGGCCACCTCAGCCTTCGTGGCGTAGGTGGTCTGAGCATCGGCTGAGGTGAGGTAGGGGGCGAGGGCACTCATCGGGGCCGCGGCGTCGGCGGTGGCCTTGACCTGATCGATGCGCTGGCCGAGGGCGGTGTCGGCGGCGGTCATCTCGGCCCTCGTGGCCAGGTGCGACAGGTCAGGGGCCTCGCCCTTTCCGCCCAGCTGGGCGTTGGCCAGGTCGCTCTTGGTGGCGTAGACGCCGGCGGCCTCCGTCTTGGGAAGGTAGTCTCCTAGGGAGGCCTTGGTGGCGTAGGTCTCGGACACCGCTGCCGAGGTCGGGTAGGCGGCCAGATCCTCACGGGTCACGGCGGCGTCGGCCTTTCCCGAGACGGTGGTGACGGTCGAGGTCAGGGAGTCGATGCGGGTCCCCAGCGCCGAGTCGGCCGACTGCATCTCGGCCTTGGTGGCGTAGGACGACAGGTCGGGCGCCTGCGCGACCCCGCCGAGCTGGGCCTGGGCAAGGGCCTCCTTCGTCGCGTAGGTGGCCTCCGCCGTGGCGGCCGGGAGGGCGGCCTCCGCCGTGGCCTTGACGGCGTCGATACGGGCACCAAGGGCGGCGTCGCCCTGAGTGCTCTCCTCCTTGGAGGCCAGAGAGCCGGCCTCACTCCTCGTCAGGAAGCGCTGATCAGCGCCCTCGCGGCTGTACCAAGTGAGATCGGCCACTGCCTCTACCTCCAGGTGAGAATTCCATTGCCAAGGTCTATGATTTCAGACCTATTGATAGCCTCCAGGATACCCGGCTGCCCCGCCTGGCGGACACCATGCTCCGACGGCGCTGGCGTAGGCGCCGGCGGTGCGGGAGGCTGGGCAGGTCCGGGCCTGGGCGGCTGAGGTGGGGTAGGTACGGTCGCGGCCGTAAGAAGGTCGGCGATGTTCAGGGTCTCGCCGTCGGCCAGGGTCCGGATCGTCCGGATGTGGGCGCCCAGGTCCCCCGGGATATTGAGATCTATCTCATAGTTTCCCGGGGCGATGGAGCCCGTCGGCCCTGCCTGACCTACCAGATACCCGTCAGGGTCGATGCGGAAGGAAGCCCTACCCGCTACGATGTCCCGGGCCGGTAGCGGAGCCCCGAGGCTGGCCGGGGTGAAGGTGATTCGGCCCATACGGCCCAGGCCATCCGGCCCTGCGACGCGCCCGGTGATCGTGGCTGTGGTGGAGGTCATTGGGGCTCCTGACGTAACGGATTGGCATCACCCTTAACCCTATCAATCCGATCGTGCAATGCCTGGACCTCTGTGTAGAGGTGGGACCTATCAGTGCGCGCGTCATTGCGGACCCCCTCGATCTGAGTCTCCATGCGGGACATGCGGGCCTCGAACTGCCGGTCCGACTCTCGAAGGTCGTCCACAGAGGTGACCAGCCGGGCCAGGCTGTCAAGGACCTGGCCGAACTTGGAGTCGAGGTCGTCACGGAGATTCGAGTCGTGGTTGTTGTGAACGCCCTCGGAGGCCGACTCGGCCGCAGCGGCCGCTCTAACCACGTGCACGTTCATCCTGGACATCCTCTCCTCCAGCCGTGACTGCTGCCTCTTGATCGTCATCCTGAGCCAGGTGATGAGGGCCGCCAGCAAAGCAGTCCCCGCCGTGATGACCTCAGGCGAGGCGAGCACGGTGAGGATCGGCGACGAGGACTGCTCCACTGGGATCATGGGGCTACCTCAGCCGGCCAGTCCGGAGACGTGGCGAGGGGTGTAGAGGTCAGCCGTAGCGGTCTCGGCGGTCGGCACGGCGCGGTCGGTCTCCTCCGGCAGGGAGAACGACTTCAGGACCGAGGCCAGGGCCGCGGCACCGGCGATGCCGAGAGCGC